TTGGAAGATTTACATTGCCTCTACAAAAACGAGCATTTTGTACCGTATACGGCGCACCTTCAATAATTTGCGGCGTAGGTTCTTGTTAGTGAAATGGTAAAGTGCAATAGATGCAATAGGCAGTTTGCCAATCAGGAATCGCTCAAGCAGCACACCACTGCTGCCCATGGTACCGGAGCTAGTAAAGTCGCTGCAAAAGCGGTTAAGGCTGGAAAAGGTATCAATTCAATAACGACTGCACCCCTTAACAGGGTATCTGTGCTTGGTGCTACCAACGCAGCTTCTACTAATTTACGTAGGCAGGAGTTGTTGACGTACGGAGCTTTAGGTAATACTCAACTAGGTAGCACCTGGGCACTGAGAGCTCTGCACCCTTGTGATGAAGCGGTTGTTGGGGGAGCGGCTTTGCCTGATCACTTGTCAGACGCGACAGCGACACCTGAATTAAGGTATATGACAACTATATCAGCGCCGAGTTGGGCCAACGGGAAACCTTGGGACGTATGTATCATTGTCTCCCCACTACCAGAATACGCGGGCTGGTACTTCCACAAGACCGCTGATCAGGAATGGCACCCCGAAGGTCAATCTGGAAAGGTTAATATGATGAGGTTCCCCGCCCTTTCTAGCTCTGAAATGGAGGACGTGGCCACTGCTTGGAGGTCAACTTTTATTGGTATGACTTGTCACCTTAACTCTTCTTCTACTACGAACCAGGGTATGGTGTACGCCAGTCAGTTCGCATGTGAATACGAATCGATTTGGTCCGAGAATGACCGCGCAACGAAAGGCGTCCTGATGAAACCGGGAGATATTACGCCCGATGCGTTATTTCAGCGCAGTCCTAAGACATGTGCCTGGAATGCGAAAACGGGCGTTTATATGCCTATTTATCCGTCACAGCCAACGCACCGCATGCACAGCACGGCTCCTCAACCAACGGGTACTTATATACCTGACGGAACTGAGAAGTTGCAGGCTGGAAGTGCTATTCGCTGGTTCAATGGGACTAGCGCTAGCAGTGCACAGCAGTCTGTGGCCATAGATGGCTTCAATTGGAACATGGGTGTTATCCATTTTACCGGTTTAGACGCCAAGGCTAGTGTTTCAGTGAAAGCTAAACATGGCCTTGAGTTTATTCCGAAACCTGGGACGCTCATGGCTTGCTTTTCTCGCTCAAGCCCACCGATTGATACTAAGGCTCTTGAAAGTCTTACTTCGGTAGCTCAGGTGAGCCAGGCAGCTTACCCCGCTCACTATAACGACCTCGGTTCGATTTTGTCCTCAATAGGCAAAATCTTAAGTCCTGTAACCGGAGTGGTGTCCAGTATAGGCAGGGGTCTGGGTAAGTTGGGAATTCCAGTTGTCTCGGACATCGCAAGCACAGTTGCTGACGTTAGCGACACCGTCCACGACATAGCGGCCGGTGGGAAAGCGTTCTTCAGCTAGTGCGACCCGCAGTGCTGTGGTATTGGAAAGGTATGAGCTTTGGATGGTTGACAAACTCTGAAACTTCTCATCCTGACCACTACCACAACAAACTATCTGCTCACTCTGATGAAGTTGGGAAACCTCTCGCATGCAAACCAGATAGCCGCTGCAAATACGAGAAATCGGGGTCTCTAATTCCCAGAACTCTTGAGGTTCTATGGGGCC